CATGTCACTTCAAAGCTCTCTGGCTTTGAATGATTTGTTGGTACGCCTTCTGCTCGCAAAGGAAACGCGAGCACTCGATTACAGCATCGCAGGTTTTCCGGTTCTTGGAACAATCTGCGGTGATTCTGCTATCGGGTTGGATCCAGAGTCCTATACTGAATACGTTCAGGTGCAACAAGGTGTTCTCCATGTTGATCTGAATGGACTAGGTTTTGACCCTGAAGACGTAGTAGTACTAGCTACATCTGAGAGACAGTTCCCAGTCCTGTCTGACTGGGTAAGTCGGATTTCTACTCCGCTTAACTTGGTCTCACATAGCTCTGCTCTGCTTTTTAAGCAGGACCTCAAATATCCATTGTTGTTTCTTAATGGTATAAAGGAGGTTTTGTGTGATTTATGGCCAGATTTGTTCTTTCGGAAGGACCGTCGAGCTCGATTCTCACTCGCCGAGTCCTACTTCCGGAACCTAACACATCTATATGACCTTTATAGATGTTCAGAAGTAAAGTTTATCAAGCTCATTAAAGCGTGGTGTGCTTGGTCGTCGGCGTATGCGCTAGACCAGCAAGAATTGCCCCCTGATTTTATTCAGATTATTTCAGGGCCTCTTCTTCGCTTTATTAAAAGGATCCTCCGAACCGGTAACCCGATTCGTCGGGCTCGGGTCGGTTGGTCCCTTGGTCAAGTGAAGAGAGCTTGTGCTGCAATTCCGCGTAGTTTTATTTCGAAGAAACTAGCGGAACATGCGAAACAATTATCCACTGCTCCTGTTCCATTGTCCGAGGAAATCTTAAGTGAGATCAGCGATATCACTGCAAATTTATTACAGCTACATCACTTCTCGTGGACACCGAATGATCTATTAGGTGTACCACTTGCCTCGGGCCTCGTCGGCTATGAGCCTTCCACCTCTGCATCCTATGAATATAAGGTAGCAGAGGGTGGTGCCAATGGTTATCTTTATGACCTTTCGCACGAGACTCCCAGTGCGTCTTCGGAGTTATTGGATATGACACTTGATGAAGTCGGTGTCAGGGATGTGTATTTCGATGTCCCTGACTATGAGTCTGTTGTCTGTGACCTTAAACAGTCGGCGTCTGCCTACCGTTTAGGGATAGGTTCAAATTGGACTGTACAGGGTATCCTAGAGCCTTTGAAGCTTAGGATTATTACTAAGGGTCCTAGTGCTGTACAGTGGATTGCCAAGGGTTTGCAACTTGCCCTCCACTCGTATCTTCGGGGTTTGCCTATGTTTCAATTTATAGGTCATCCTGTCGATGCTGATACATTATATCGTATGATACGAATGTGTCAGTCTGTTTTGGGTTACTCAGAGTCGTCTTCTCCGCTTTTTGTTAGCGGCGACTACTCTGCAGCAACTGACAATCTTCACATCCAAGTTACCTTAACAATCTTTGAAGAAGTTCTTCGTTGCTTCCGTATTGGTTCATCTGATACTCGTAATGAATTAACGCGTTATCTAACGACTTGTCCGACAGATCTTCTTGATTGTTTCAGATCGCTGCTTGAGTTCGGGCGTCTGCATTATATTGGAAGGAATTGTCCCTTATCCTCTGATATTAATGAGTACGGATTAGTTCGCTTCTATGACTCTGCTCTGCAGTGCCTAGAAGTCCCGCAACTTAATGGACAGCTCATGGGAAGTATTCTATCATTCCCCCTTCTTTGCTTAGCAAACTTTGTAACTCTTGTTATGGTTTGTAGACGAATGCCTCCTGAACGTTTC